CGAATAAGACTACGCGCTTGTTCTGGTGTTGTGACTGGATCGTTGTCTTTGATCTTTGCCATATGGTGATTAACCATAACAGTAGCACCAGTTTCAGTAGCCATCTGTGCAAGTAAACTCATGAATGCAGCCCCTGCCGCCGGATCAGCGTTTACATCTGCGTGAACAAACGAGGCCATAGGGTCAATTACGATTAGCTTTAACGTTTCCATCTCTAGCATCTGATCATAAATCCGCGAGAACTCTTCACCCATCAAGTATGTATTGTCGAACTTCTGCATGATAGGAAAGACACCACCAAGGTTTGGCAATGGTAAGACGCGCAGTTTATGGCTGTATGCTTCCCTAGACCTTTTGGGGTCAAGACGAGAAATACGTCTGTGCATTTCGTCTTTATCATCTTCTGCTGTAATTAATATGACATCGCCGTGTTCTGCGACTAGGCCACCAAAAGCAGACTGCATAGATGTACCTGACGCAACCTTCATAGCTAGATCAAGTGTCATCATGCCTTTACCGCTATCTCCTGCCGCCGCAAATACGCATGGAACTCCAAGAGGTATTGTATCACCAATGAGAAACTTCTGCTCAGGCACTGACCCGATAAAGTATTGGTCAACTAACAGGCTTTCATCAAGTAAGTTAATTGGTTTCTTTACACTTCTCTCATTCTTCTTGAGCATCTTCTCAATGTTAAAGTTTTCTTCAACAGCATCAGCGGCATCCCACTTTTCAGACTTAGTAGTAGGTATTTTAAGAATCATTGTGGACTTTACGCCCGCTTCTTTCGCTTGAGCTTCAACAATAGATGCAAGCTTCTTGCCTGCGGCGTCATTATCAGGCCAAAGTATTAGCTCTTTACCTTTTAGCGGCGTGAAATCAAACTTATATGCTGTGTTTTCTGACAACATACCAGCACCGCCAATTGTGCAAGTTGCTACATACCCAAGAGATGTAAGAGCATCAGCACATTTCTCACCTTCAACCCAAATAACTTTGTCTGAATCCAAAATGTTCGGGATATTGTATAGAGGTCTAGGTTCTGGAATGCCTTGGCGACCTTCCATAAACTGACGAAACTGCTTTTTAGGCTTACCAGATGCGTCAAGTACCAATTCACCTTCTACATTTTTCTCAAAATACTTACGAACTGATACAATAACTATGCCATTTTCGTCGGTATAGTTGTATTCATCCTCAAAATCTGTGCTTGAGTTGATGCTCATGCTCTTTTGTTGCTGTGGAAATCCCTGCTGCGCAGTTGTAACTGCAAAGTTTGACGGATTGTTCGGCTTAACAATGTTTTCTGGCGGGGCAACGTAGTCTGGGCTTATGTATTCTTTAAAGTATTCAACGCATTCAGCTAGTGAATAGCCCCGACCTTCTTTAAATATCTTGCATATGCCCCCGACACCTTCACCTGATTCGAAATCTTTCCCGTTAAGAAACCAAGGACTTTGCATGTCTATGTTAATAACCATAGACTTTCCTGCCTCACCACGAAGCGACCCGATATAGAATTCTTTACCCCTTTGAACGCCTTCTGGATATGTATCTATCAATGTTTGTAGCTGTACGCTACGAGGCACTTCTCTCGAAATACGCTCGGCTACATCTTTAGGTGACTTGCCAACGCTCAGTATATTCATTGATCTGCCCCCCAACAAGTTTCCCTAAACTCACAAAACTTACAAAGAAAAAAATCTTTGGTGTGAGCAATACGAGGTAGAATGTCACCTGCTTTCGCCGCAGTCAAGATATTCACTGCCTTGTCGCTTGCCTCTTGAGCCAACCTTTTATCATAAGGTACAAGCTCATAGTATATTTCAGACGTGTTTTTATTGATAACAGTAAACAACGCAGGATGTTCATAAAGCTCCATATAGGTCTGGTATAATGCAAGTTGCGTAGCATACACTGGGTTAGCCTTGGCTACACCATGACGAACAAACGCCTTAAACTTGCTATCATTTGCTGACTTACATTCCCAAAGAGCAGGGTAGCCCATTTCAACAGGACCATCACATATTACGCCATCTATATGACCGCGAATCTCCCCATCCGCTATAGAAAAACCAAACTGCTTTCCATCTTTTTGTTCTGTGCGTAAATCAAACCCTGCATCTTTTAACCACTTAGAAGCATACTCTTCTATCTCATGACCGAACTGAAAGATACGCAAAGTTCTTGCGCTAAATGCTTTATCTTTATCAATCGCATAGTTTAAATAGCGATATTGTATTTTACGCTGACACTCATCACCAATGCTAGAAGCACCGATATACTTGCGTCTCTCCCTTTTTTCTTCATTCGCAACAATCGCATCATCTACGACCTTAGTAATACTATCTGCTACAGGATTTTCATTAGAATGGGATTGAAGTAGAAGGCCAAGCGCCTGTTGACTTATAGTAGATTTCTTCGAGTTTCCCAATGTTTATCTCCTTAGTTAGAGGTGTTGATTCCTGTATTGCAAATATTAGTGTTTGTACTTCTTCTTCTGTGAGGTCACAAAACCTCTTATCCCAACCATACTTACCTAATACGAACGCCAACTCTTTCATTGGCGGTAGTGCTGATGGTGCATTACTTGCTGCTGTCAATGTACTGTCTCCTCATTTAAGTCGAACAAATCTATGACATCATCAATGTCATCAGGATTTATTTCGCTGTTTCTAAACCCAATGTTTATAACTTCTTCACCTTTAACTCTAATACTTGCGGTGCCAAACAGGACAATACTCTTGGCCTCTTCAATGTGATCGTTGATTTTTTCATTCGCAGAAGCTTTTATTTCTTCCATGTTGGTTGAGTCTTTAACCCAACAAATCATCTCGTATTCACAAGTCTCAACTTTATCATCTTCTTTTTCAGCAAGCATAAGATACATTTCAAATCTTGGCATCTATTCAGTCCCTGTTAATTTTTTAACTTGTTCTGAAATTATCTTATCAATCTTTTGCTTATTCCAATAGTACCCTAAGCAACATCCTGCCTTATACTTTGTCCAAGAGAAATCAATCGCACTGATTTGTACGCCATTTCTGCGTAAATGCTCTTTCTGTTTGTCAGTAGCTGCTTGATTTAACCAACGCTTAGTTTTGTTAGCCGCGTTGCTGTCTTCGATCTCACGAAGAAAATCATCGCCTGCCGCCATCGCCTGTACCTTCTCACCGATAGAAACCACTCTAGGACGCCCATTCTGCGCCTTCACGATAGCTATCCAGTATTTTCCGATATTACCTACCAAAGTAAACCCACTGAAGCCCATAGCCATCATAGCGTTTCCGTTCCCAAATGGATCAATCCACATAAACGGAGATAACTTCATCAGGTCATACTCAGTCATAATGAAACTATCTAATGCTTCTTTAACTTTTTTCTGGAACTCATGCTCACAGATAGGACATATGCGCGTATTTGCAGATACTTCACTTCCACAATCAGGACATATCTTGGTAGGAGCTTCGCCACCCTCAGTCTTGTGCGCGCCATCTAAGTTAGCTGTTTCGTCCAACCCACCATGCGTAATGATAGATGTGCCGAAATCCATGACGATACAGTCTGTCTTAATAGTATTTGGATATAGCTCTGGATCGAGTATTCTTAGACCCCTGCCTATCATCTGAACCATTGTGCCTTTTTGTGAGCATGGTCTGGTTAAGATCACGCAAGATACTGGTGGAGCATCAAACCCTTCTGTAAGCACGGCAACGTTTACGATTACTTGTAAGTCGCCAAACTCTAAATCATGTAACATCTGTGCGCGTTCGTCTTTGTCTGTCTCTCCAGTGACAAAGTTTGCTTTAACACCAGAGTTTATAAACGAGTCACAAACATGTTCGGCATGTGAGACTGTAGAGCAAAACACAACAGTTTTTCTTCCAGATGCTTTGGCTTTCCACTCAGATACGATCCTATCATTAATGACCTGTCGGTCCATGATAGCCGCAACTTCTTCCATATCGTATTCTTTGCCGCGCTTAGTGACGTTATCAAGTTGCTCGCCAACGCCAAGATCAATCACGAATGATTTAGGACGCACTAAAAATCCTTCACGAATTAAAGTTGCTAATTCAATCTGATGTGCGCAATTATTGAATACAGACCGCAAACCTTTGCCATCGCCACGGTTAGGCGTAGCTGTAAAACCCACGATCTCTGCGCTGTCATTGTCCTCAAGAACAGCGTTAATTACTTTCATGTAAGTTGGTGCGGCTGCATGGTGGCCTTCATCAACTACAACCATATCAAACATTGGGCGATCACGTAGGTTTCTGTCTCTCGACATTGTTTGAACCATTGAGAACACGGCTTCGCCATCCCAATGCTTAACGGTGCCATTAACAATGCTTGTGGTAATATACGGATTGACCTTCTCAAATTTCGCTTTGTTTTGCGAAACGAGTTCATCACGATGCTGTATTACTAAAACTCTTCTGCCTTTTTCATGTCTCTTACCAACCAAAGCAGAAAGCATAATTGTTTTGCCTGCTCCTGTAGGAGCGACGATTAGGGTATTACCGTGTTTGTCTAATGCGTTACACGCGTCAGAAACGGCTACCTCTTGGTAAGGACGTAATATCATAATAAACCTATTTGCTAGAATAGTTGGGGGGATTGTGGCGCACGGCCCCCCTGTCCGTGTTCTAGCGGGTGCAGATAGACCCTGCCACTAGATTAACTTTGCGCCCAAGAAGGTACTGCACCAGTTGGTTGCGGACTTGCCGCTTGTGGTGCTGTGTTGGCAACAGGCGCTGAACCCTGCTGTGCCACTCCTTGAGTAAAGAACTCTCTGTTATCGGGTGTTAGTGCCGCCATAAGCTGATTGCTATCGGCGTAACCATTAGTACCCTTCTTGATACCAATTTTTGCACAAATCTCCAATGTATTCAAGTCTGCCATACCTGTAATGTTTCGGTTTTGCTGTGCTTGTGGTGTCATGTCAGATGGTAAGATACCTCTAGCACTCTCAACAATACTCTTCAATGTTCGTAAACCGATTTCTTTTGCTAATGGCATACCACTTTGACCTAGCTTATCGCCATCAACGAATACGCTGTGCCAAAACTTTCTGCGGTCATACTCGCCACCGATAATAGTAAATTCAAGGTTCATCCACTTTGCAGATGTACTTGCAGACTTCTTAAACCAAGCCCCCTGTCCAAACTCAGGGATTTCCATATCTCCCGGCTGTACTAATACGATTGCTCGAACCACTGCCCCTTTTGGGATAAGTGTGAATTCTTGGTTTTGTGGGTTTTCGTCTTGTGGAAAGTTATTTAAATTAAGCATTATGCTTCTCCTTCGCTAGTGTTTTGTGTTGTTGGATCAACAAAGATTAATTCTTTGTCAGTTTTATGTCCACCGCTACTCATTTTATCCATGAGCTTGCCTAAGTGTGGTTCTTCAATTACGTCAAGTCTTCCAGAGCGATCCTTTGCAGGATAGCCCCATTCGTTTAAAGGCTGACATACAAATGCACGGTACTGTCCGTGATCACCTGTCAAGATAGACATAGTGATAACTTCGTCAACAATTCCGGGCAATTCTCTTCCAGTTTTACTACCTTCAATTTGAAGATGGTACTGTTTTCTTCCGTAATCATCTGTGACTTCATCAAGAATACCTACAAACACAACGTTCTTAGAGCGAATGTGCTGTATGTGAGTAAGCCAAGACATCATTTCACGACCATGCAAACCATATGCGGCTCGTGTATCTAGTTTTCCAGACCGTTCTGATCTGACTTCTGGTTGCTGTAAGCACCATTGAAAGCAAAGACGACCTGCAACAGTAATCGAGTCCACGAATAAAGTGTCATACTTTTGCCACACGTCAGCGCCATCGCCATACATCTGCTCAACATAGTTATAATGTGATTCGCTGTATGGCTGATCTTCTGCTAATGATGGATTTGGTCCACCTAAGAAGCAAGCAAGATCACGGCATTCTGCCCAAGTTCTCGGACGAACAACGTCGATTGCGCAACCTTCAATAGCTGCATCTCCTGCTTCTAAATCCATAAACAAT